AGACTGGCGGCGAGGGAGTTCTTCAACAGTCGCTGGCGATGATCGAGCAGATCGCCACCATCCGAGAGCAACGGACGGGGAGCACTCGTTACAACCAGGGCATGGACGCCAACTCCCTGAACAAGACAGCGACCGGCATTTCGATCATCCAGAACGCTTCGACCCAACGCCAGGAGCTGGTCGCGAGGCATTTGGCCGAGGGTATGAAGGCGATCTTCCGCAAGATGCTCGGGCTTGTCTGCCGGCATCTCGACAAGAAGCAGATCATCCGCCTTCGGGGCAAATGGGTCGACATGGACCCGTCCGAGTGGAAGGAAAGCTACGACATGAGCGTGTCTGTCGGGCTTGGCACCGGCAACCGCGAGCAGCAGGTTGGACAACTCACCAACCTTCTCAACATCGACCGGGAGATTATCGAGCTTCAGGGCAATGCGGATGGCCCCATCGTGACGATGGAGAATGTTTACGAGAAGCTGAAGCGCATGGTCGAGGCGATGGGCCTCAAGGGCATTGAGAATTACTACACCGACCCGGCCTCGCAGGAGCAGCAATCTCCACAGCAGCCTGATCCGATGGCCGAAGAGCAAGCTAAAGCGCAGGTTGAGATTGAAAAGGTGCGGATCAAGGCCGCCGCGGACGTTGAGATCGCCAAAATAAAGGCCGAAGCGGACCTGATGATTGCCGGATTGCGGGCACCGCCCGAACTCAACGCGGCAGACGAACAAGAAAGCGCTCCAGAAGCCGCTCAGGAGCCCCAGGAAGAGCAACCGCAAGAAGAGCCGATCCACGAGCCGTCATACGTCCTCGGCGCTCTCCACGGGGCTGCTGCGGCGTCACCGGATGAACCTCCGCCACAGGATATGGGCCAATGACCAATCCCCGAAAGGCAAAAATCAGGGTTTTAGAGGCTGAGCCGCCCGGTACTGATACAGTGGCGAAGTTGGAGGAAGCCTTGGAACGAGCCAAGAAAGGCGAGCTTTCCTCGGTGGCTTTTGCCGTTGTCTATCGAGACGGAACTTGCGGGCATGGGTGGTCCAAGGCGCCCAGTCTATCCTGCTTGATTGGGGCTGTCGCGCGCCTCCAATACTCACTTACTGCGTGGGCCGAAGAATGACCGACGCAACCGCCCGCGCAGAGCACGCAAAACGGCTGATCGAGGACCCATTGCTGACCGAAGTCCTGGACGAAGTGGAAAAGGCCGCCATCACGGCGTGGCTGTCCACGGGCGCCGGAATGGAGACAGAACGAGAGTTTGCATACCAAGCTGCCAAGGCGGTCGGCCGCATCCGGCAGACGCTGAAGGGCGTCATCGACAACGGTTTGGTTGAAGCGAGGCGGGCTGTCCGCCCCTAACAAGGAAAAATCCACATGGATGAAGATACGGCGACCCCGGAAACGGGACCCGTTGACGCGCCTGCGTCACCGATGGACGAAGTTCTCTCGGAACTGGCGAAAGGCGAACCCAAAGCCGACGCAACCGAAGAGGTTGTCGCGGAACTGGTCAAGGAAACCGAGGACGAGGGACAACCGGACACGGACCCCGACGCCGAGGAAAGCGCGACCGACCCCACCGACGAAGCCGAGGAACCCGAGGAAGCTACCCAGGACGAGCAGGAAGAGACCCCTTCCGCCGACGATCCGACCTACAAGGTCAAGGTCAACGGCGAAGAGAAGGAGGTTCCACTTTCCGAGCTTCTGAATGGCTACAGCCGCACCGAGGACTACAAGGCCAAGACGATGGCGCTGGCCGACGAACGCCGCGAACTGGAAGCCAAGAAGGCGACCATCGAGGCGGACGTTCAGGTCCAGTATGCGAATGATCTGAAGCAAACGATCGACATGTTCGAAGCGCTTGATCCGGTGCTTTCGGAGGCCCGTCAAATCGACTGGGACCGCCTGAAGGCAGAGGACCCCGCCACGTTCGTTGAATACAGCGATGCCGTTACCCAGCGGCTGAAGCTGGTTGAGCAACACCGGGAGAAAATCAGGCAAATCGAAGAAGGCAGGACCAAGCAAGCGGAAGAGACCGCAAAGGCCGAGCGAGAGCAGCGCCTGAACACGGCGGCAAACAAGCTGGTCGAGACGATGCCGGAGCTGGCGGAGGGAGACAACTTCCAACGCTTCGCAACGGACAATATCGGCTATCTCCGCGAGCTGGGCTTCTCACAGGATGAGATCAGCGAGGCGATCGACGATCGTGCTCTGCTGCTCGCCGACAAGGCCCGCAAATGGGACGCTCTGCAAAGAGCAAAACAGGGCCTGCCAGGAAAGAAGGTCGTTCCCAAGTCGCAGGTCAAGCCATTGACCTCGGACGCTTCCGAATCATCGCGCTCCTCGCGGCGCCTGCCTCCGAAAAACAACCGGGATGCTCGCGTCAATTTCGTCATCGAAGAACTCATGAAGGAATAAGGCGATGGCCGTTCCAACCAATACACTTTTGACCTTTTCCGCCGTCGGCAACCGAGAGGATCTGCTCGACAAGATCACCAACATCAGCCCGACCGACGTTCCGTTTTCGAACGCGATCGGCAAGTCCAAGGCCAAGGGAACCTTCCACGAATGGCAGACTGAAACCCTGTCCGCTGCCGCGCAGAACGCGCAGCTTCAGGGCGACGACGTGTCGTTCGGGTCGGCGATCCTGACCACCCGCGTTGGCAACCGCACGCAGATCATGCGCAAGGAAGTCATCGTTTCGGGAACGCAGGAAGCCGTCGACAAGGCAGGCCGCAACTCCGAGCTCGTCCGCCAGATGGCGAACAAGCGCAAGGAACTGTATCGCGACCGCGAGTTCGTGTTCCTCTCAAACCAGGCCCCAGTCACGGGCAACTCGTCAACGGCGCCGCAGCTTCGCCCGGTTTGCGGTTGGATCACGACCAACGCCTCTCGCGGCGTAGGCGGTGCCAACGGCACGACTTCGGCGGCGGCAACCGACGGGACGCAGCGGACCTTCACGGAGGCGATGCTGGTCACGGCGATGCAGTCGGCATGGGGACAGGGCGGTTCGCCGTCGATGCTCCTTGCCGGACCGAAGCAGCGTGCGGTGGTCTCGACCTTCACCGGAGGCGGCACCAAGTTCCAGCAGATGAGCGCCGACAAGCTGTCGACGACCATCACGACCTATGTCGGGGACTTCGGGACCGTGAAGGTGACTGCTGACCGCTTCGTTCGCGGCGGTCAGACCACGGCCGATCGCGAGGTGTTCGTGCTCGATCCTGACCTCTGGGCAGAGGCGATCCTGCGTCCTGTCCAGGGCATCGACATTGCCAAGACGGGGGACTCAGAAAAAGGAGTCATCCTTCTGGAAAGCACGCTCGAATCGCTCCAGGAAGCTGGCAACGCGATCATCGCGGATCTGACGTAACGACTACGGGCGGGGGTGGCTTAGGCTGCCTCCGCCTTTTCTTCGGGCGGTGCAGGAAGCGGCATCCAGTGGGTCGCATCTACTGTAACGTCGCCGTTGAAAAATACGGGTTTGCCGCTTTCATCGTCCCAAGCGTGGTTGGCAACATACATGCTCCAACCCGTCCAGACGAGAATGTCCGGCCCGTAGTTTCCATTCTGGCCCAGCGGCGCAGTCTCGATTGGCTGCCAAGTCATCCCCGCTGACTAGCACAAACCCCCGGAGGCGTCATGGCGAAAATCCTCACTCGGGATGATGCCAACGGCGTCGTCGAGACATTCGAGTTCGATCCTGTCGAGCAGATGGTCGGCGTCCGCCACACGCAGGACGTTGAGCCGTTTCTAGATTACGTCGCAGCAGTGAACCAGGAGGGCGTCAACGAGGTCGAAGGCCTCGGTGTAATGGCCTATGATATTCCCGTTGGTGTCGCCATCCAGTGGGCACGCGAACGAGGCATCGCGAACTGGGAAGAACTGGCGTTCTCGAAGAAGTATGAGGACGAATGGCTGCGGCTCTGCAAGAGCCATCCTAAGTTCGCCTACCGTCCAGCCAAGAAGCTGCACCCATGCCGGTAATCGTCCCCTCCGGCAGCCCGACTTATAGTGACCTGGTTTCGGATCTCGAAGCCTATCTCAACCGAACCGACTTCACGACGCGCATCCCGCGCTTCATTCAGCTCACCGAAAACCGCCTGAACCGCTTGCTCGACGATCCCGATATGGAGGTCATCGCAACCGCGGTCACGGCAGGGCAGTATCTCGCGCTTCCCGACGATCTGGGCGAAATTCGCTCGATCAACGTGGGTGCGTACAGGCTGAAGCAGGCCACGGCGGCCGACTTTAGCGGTTTCCCGGCGATTTCAGGCATTCCCTCGACCTATGGAGTCTTTGACGGGCAACTGGCTTTCGCACCTATCCCGGCCACGGGTTCAGGGGTCACGATCCTCTACACTCGTCGAATCCCAGAGCTGAACGCTGGAAACCCGACGAACTGGCTCATCGAACGGGCTTATGACGTGTATCTCTACGGGTGCTTGTTGCAGGCGCATGTGTTCGGGTGGTTCGACGAGCGGATTCCGCTGTTCAAATCCGCCTATGACGAAGCGATCGACGAGCTGAGGATGGACGGGCAGAAGCGGAGGCTTGGAGCCGCTCCATTAGCTCCGAGACTGGGCCGAACGTGAAGCCTATCCCCTTGGGGGAATGGCTGCCCGATCAGCCTGCGTTTGACAATCCGGGACTCCTGACGGCCCAGAACGTCTATCCCGGAGCGAGAGGTTATCGGCCCGTAGGGCAGTTCGTCCAGACCGTTCCAGCGGGGGCCGATGCGTTCAAGGGAGGAGCAACCTTCACTGCCCCCAAGGGCGAGAACATCATCATCGCCGGGGATGCGACCGATCTCTACCGCGTTTCGTCCGGGGCATGGGCGTCGATTGCGACGGGTTATACGACTTCTGGCAGGTGGAGGTTCGCGCAGTTCGGCGGACTGGCGATCGCAACCAATGACGCCGATCCGATGCAAAAGATCGACCTTGAGACCAGTGAGGTTGCTCCTTTGGGGGGCGATCCGCCGACGTTTCGGGTTCTGGCAGTGGTCAGGGACTTCCTCGTCGGTGGAGTTCTTGACGGACAGGCCAACGTGGTTGGCTGGTCGGCGATCAACAATGCGGAGGATTGGACGTTCGGGCAGAACCAGTCCGATTACCAGATCATGCCGTCAGGAGGCGACGTAAACGGCCTGTTCGGAGGCGAGTTTGGGCTGATCCTTCAGCGGAACCGGATTACGCGGATGGAATATGTCGGCGGCAACGACATATTCACGATCAGCGAAGTCAGCACGAATTTCGGGTGTGTGTCGCCGCATTCGGTCGTCCAGCACGGCCAGATCGGCTGCTTCCTCTCCGACAACGGCTTCATGATGTGGGACGGGGCTGCCCTTAAACCAATCGGGGCAGAGAAGATCGACCGCTATTTCAGGAGTTCCTACGGGCGCTCGTCATGGGGATCAATGTCCTCTGCGGTGGACATTCAGAACCAGGTGTTTTGCTGGTCGATGGGCGACCGGATCTTCTGCTATCATTATTTGCTCGATCGCTGGTCGGTCATCAATCAGCCGGCGGAAATCATCTTCTCTGGTGTCACCCGCTCGATCTCGCTTGACGAGCAGGACATCGTGATCGGCGCCAACGACGACAATGTGGACTACTCTGGACTGCCTTCGCTTGATGATCCCCGCTATTTGGGTGGAGACAGCACGTTCTATGTTGTCAATTCATCGCATGTTCTGGGAACGTTGAGCGGAACGCCGATGGCCCCGTTGTGGGTGCTGCCGGACTATGAACTGTTCCAGGGACGGGAAGCACAACTGAGGAACGTCAGGCCGGACACCGACGCAATTACCGGGATTACGCTTTCGGTTTCGACACGAGCCCGGTTGGGGGATGGTTTTTCAACCAGCAATTACACGTCCCTCCGGCCCAACGGCGACATGCCGGTTCGTGACAGGGGAAGGTATTGCCGGTTGTCCCTTGCTTTGGCGGCGGGAACGTCATGGACTTATGCGCAGGGCATTGTTCCTGATGCCGTGCCGGGATCGCGGCAGTGATCACAGTTTGTTGCTTAGAAGTAGGAAATAAGGCATACGAAACGGGCCGAAACGACGCGCCAACGTCGCTCGGCCCTGGCCCTCAATCGCATGGAGCGCGATCAATGGTTATCCACTCAACTAACACGGAATTTTGGCGCGTTGTAGCCTCTGCGCCAGACTATGCTGTTTCAAATCTGGGGCGCGTTAAGCGCATTGTCGCTGACTGCTGCGGACGCGGCTTGGGACTAATCCTGAAGCCGGGCGTGGGTCGTGGCGGCTATCTGCATGTGGTGCTTACGACTGAGGGAAAGCGTAAAACCGTTAAGGTTCACCAGCTTGTTTGCGAGGCGTTTCACGGCCCACGGCCATCCCCGAAGCACGTGGCGGCGCATAGCGACGGAACCCGCGACAACAATCGAGCCAACAACCTACGTTGGGCGACCCCAAAAGAGAACATTGCTGATAAGAGAGTTCACGGAACCCATATCGAGGGCGAGCAGCATTTTCGAGCCAAACTAACCGCCGAAGCAGTCCGCGAGATTAGGAGCCACACGGCGCGTGGTTCTTGCAATGCGGATGCCAAGCGGTTTGGCGTTTCGCGCAGCACAATTTCACAAGTGCGCGCGGGCAATACTTGGGGCCACGTGAAGTGAGCCAAGTGTATATCTTCATCGCGACCAAGACGACCGCGGATGTCGCGCTGCCTGTTCCTGCGTTCGACCAGAGGGAATATAATCGCCGGGTTTCCAATGCGTTCAGGTCTTCGGTCGGAGGTCATCTGGTCGTCGGAGACCTCAAGTTGAGGCCCAACGGCAATGCGGTGCAGAACCACCTGCTTTGCGACGGATCTGAGATTTCACGAACGCAATTCCCGGAACTGTTTGCGCTGTTGGGTGAGAGCGAAGGAGCTGGAGACGGAGCGACCACCTTCAACCTGCCGAATTACCTTGGTTCGAGCCTGACCGTTCCTTCCGACGCACCAGTCCAGACAATTACGGAGCATGGAACGGTAGAAAACCCGGTTCCCGTGGTCGAGCCAACCGAGCCGGGAGAGGTTGGCGGAACGGATGGCGGCAACATCATCAGTGGCGGCAGGGCGCTAAGGCAACTGGATGCCTGACTGGGCGGCATATTGCGCGTTTCGGTCGGCGTTCGCGGAGGTCATGGACGAGCGCTACCACACGCTGCGATGGCTGGATGAGCAAGTTTTGAGCGGAAAGGTCAAGTTCTGGCATTCCGAAAACGCCGCGATGATTACCGAAGTCAGGGATTATCCTACGGGCGCGAAAGACATTCACGCGCTGATTGCTGCCGGAGATTTGGAAGAGATTGTTAACGACATTACCCCTCGCGCCGAGGAATGGGCGCGTGAGCAGGGATGCTTGGCAGCGCAAGTTGAGAGTCGGTTGGGATGGGCGAGAGCCTTGAAGCCAAGCGGCTACCAGACACACCAGATGATCGTTCGGAAGGAACTGTAGATGGGCCTTTCAAGCTCAAAGACGAAAACCGTTCAGACGAACGATCCGTGGGCGCCCGCGCAGCCCTATATCCTCAAGGGGCTTGAGCAGTCCTCTCAGGTGTTCGACCAGCAGCAGCCGAGCCTCAACAAATACAGCGGAATGCAGATGGATACCTACGGGCGGCTTGCGCCCGGAGCTGAGCAGGGGATCACGGGGGCGCAGGGCGTCGTTAATTCGACGCTGGCCGGTGATAATCTCAACGGAAACCCGTATCTCGATGCGATCCTCGCCAAAACCAATGCCGACACGACCAACGCCGTTAACGGGCAGTTTGAATCGTCGGGTCGCTATGGCTCGGGGATGCACGCGAAAATCCTTGCCCAGACGCTGGCCGATGCCGAAAACCAGGCACGCTACGCCAACTACTCTCAGGAGCGCCAGAACCAGCTCAACGCGGTCGGTCAGGCGTCTGGCCTCATGGCCGGGTCGCAGTCGCTGCTCAACAATGCGGCCGACTTGCCGTGGATCGGCGTCGGGGCGTTAAACGGCAATGTTCGCCAAGCCTCGAACGGCTACGGAACGACCAACACGACGCAGACCGCGAGTCCGAACTGGGGTCAACTCCTCATCCAAGCCGCGGCAAATGCGGCAGGGGCGGCAGCTTCAGACCGGAGACTGAAAACCAACATCAAATTGATTCGCAGAGAGAATGACGGGTTGGGTTGGTACGAGTGGAACTGGAAGAGCGACCCGAACGGCGAGAAGGAGCATGGCGTCATCGCTGATGAGGTCGAGAAGCTGCGTCCGTGGGCGTTCGTCCCTAACTTCATCGGTGAATATGATGGCGTGAACTACGCCGCGCTGGAGGCCCGCTGATGGCGATGCTGGGGCGCAAGCTATACAATCCAAACGCCTATGTGCCGGTCGGCATAGGATCGCCAGAGCCGCCGAAAATGCTCTCTACCCCCTCGCTGGACGCAGTCGCCCCCATTCCTCAGATCGCGCCTCAAAAAACCGGTCCCAACTGGATGGGAATTGTTGCCGACGCGCTGTCCGGCTTGGCTGGCGGCCCAGGAATTTATGCGCCGCGGGCCTTTGCAGAAAAACAGCGGCAAGCTGAAGAGACATACGCAGAGAACCAATGGCAAAGCCACCACCGGCAGGAACTTGCCGATCAGATGGCCCTGCTGGATTACAAGCGCAAAAACCCCGACGATGAACTAACCCAATATCTCGATCTGGCGGGAATCAAAGACCCGGCGCAGCGTGCGACCTACTATCGCCAGAAGGCCGATGCCATGACGGCTCCGCCGATGATGTCGGCGCAAGGCGTCGACGAACAGGGTAATCCCGTAATGCGGTTCT